CGACTATGAGTTTAGTTTTGCCATGCCTAGAGAATTAGGCACTCATGTAGGTACTAAAGGTCAAGCAGCTTCTCTTCTTACAAGACCTCTACCAATGAACATTACTACGTTTATGGGAGAAGTACCTGAGAAAACTATTGACACCGCTATGGAAGCGGGAGAAATTTCCAACAAGGCTATGACTAAAGGTTATATAAATGTTAAAAATCCTTTAGTCTTTGAAGAAGATATAGGTAGCTGGGGCGCTGAAGAGCTAATAGCTCCTAATAATATACAAGACTTTATTTCTCTAGTTGCTAAACAAAACAACCAGAAAGGGGTAACGTCTGAAGTTATAGGCGCTTCCTTAAAGCGTAAGGTTATTCCTTACTTAGATCGTTTCACAGAAATATCTATGGCGGTCGGCAGTGATACTTTAGAGTATTCTATCCACCAAGCTAAGTTAAATAAAGAACTCCAAAGCTTCTTAAAGGATTTTGGGTTTGATAGCGTTAAATATAAAAATCAATTTGAAGCAAGGATAGAAGGTGAAAGTCCTTATTCTTATATCTTATTTGAACCTGAACAGTTTAAGAGTACTTTTGCTACACGTTTTGATAAAGCAGATCCCAGACAGAATAAATCTGGTGGTGGTTTATTGGCTAAGAAAGACATGTCAATGTACAGAAAAGATGGTAGTAAAAAATCCGCTCGTGGTTTTCTTGGCCCACTTACAAATAAAGTTAGTGGGGGAACAATGACTGAGTTTTCTACTGATATGCAGTGGCAAGGAAAAAAAATTGAAATACCTACAATGATTCCTACACTTTCTGATTCAGAAATAGAATACATAAGGAACATGAAAGAAGGGGAAGGTTGGAAGATGTCGGAGTCTGAAATTGATAGGACAATAATAAATAAAGCTAGAAAACATGCTCGCGGAAGACTTAAAAAAGGTAAAAGCCCTTTTTATCAAGACGGTGAGGAACGTTAAATGATATATAAATATTTTAGCACAGATGAACTTAAATGCCAACACTGTGGCGCTGAAGGAATGGACGATAGCTTTATGGTTAAGGTAGAAGCCTTACGAGAGGAGCTAAGATTTCCTTTTGTTGTTACCTCTGGTTACCGTTGCAAGGATCATCCGATAGAAGCTAAGAAAAGTAAGCCGGGATCACATCCTTCTGGAAGGGCTATAGATATTGCTGTTAAAGGTGAAGCAGCTTACAAGCTTTTAGATGCTGCTATCAGAATAGGAATGACAGGTATTGGTGTTAATCAAAAAGGCGCTACTAGATTTATACACTTAGATGATCTTGAGTGGGAAAGCGGTAGACCGCGACCTTGGATATGGAGTTATTAGATGGCTATTTTAAACGCTCTTATAGGGCCTGTCACAGGGCTGCTAGACAAGTTTATAGAAGACAAGGATCAGAAGGCTGCGTTGGCGCATGAAATTGCAACAATGTCACAGAAATACGCGCAAGAAAGTGTGTTGGCTCAATTAGAAGTAAACAAAGTAGAAGCAGCACACAAGTCATTATTTGTAGCAGGCTGGAGACCTTTCATTGGCTGGACCTGTGGCTTAGGTATGTTTGGTAACTTTATCACCATCCCATTTAGCAACTTTGTTTTGGCTCTTCTTGAGTACGACATCGTGATACCTCTTGTACCCTTGGAAACTATGATGCCTGTACTAATGGGGATGCTTGGCTTGGGTGCTATGAGAACTTACGAGAAAAAGAACTTAGTACACAGGGATAAATGATGACAGCTATGGAGTTTGTAAATTCTACTTGGCCTATCTTCATGGGTTTTATTACTTTAGTTGTAGTATTAGCTAAGATGCATGGTGATATAGAAACCATCAAAGAAAAAGTAAAGGTACTCTTTGAACTGTGGAATAAGAAAGACTGATGATCGCAGAAGTCGCTACAGTTATATCGGTTATCAAAGGACTGAATGATGCTATATCCACTATAAAGGAAACAGGTGGACATGCCAGTGACTTAGGTGATGTGATGGGCCGCTATGCTACAGCCAATGAAGCTGTTCAAGACGTAGAAAGTAAATACGTAGGAAGGCTTTCTGTAAAGGACTCTATGCAAATACAACTCGCCAAGCGACAGCTTAAGATGTTTAATCAGCAGCTTAAGGACTCTATGATGATGCAGGGTCTTACTAAAGATTATAATGAGATTATGTCTAGAGTAGAAGAGTCTAGGCTTGAACACGAGAAGCAGCTTAGAATAGCTAGAATTAGAAGACGCGAGAACATAAAGCTTTTAAAAACAATTGGTGTAGTATTAACCTCTGCTGTTATTTCATTTGGCGTTATACTAAGTCTTCTTATGTTTATATTTAAAAAATGAGGTAACTATGGCAAAGCAAAAATCTACTGTTAACAAGGCGGGTAATTATACTAAGCCTACTATGCGTAAGAATCTTTTTAACAAGATCAAAGCAGGATCAAAAGGTGGTAAAGCAGGTCAATGGTCAGCACGTAAAGCGCAGATGCTTGCTAAACAATACAAAGCTAAAGGTGGAGGGTACAAGTAATGGCGCTTAAAAAATCTCAGAAGTCTTTGAAAGCTTGGACAAAGCAAAAGTGGGGTACTAAGTCAGGTAAGCCGTCTACTCAAGGGCCTAAAGCAACAGGAGAAAGGTACTTACCTAAGAAGGCTAGAGACGCTCTCAGCTCTTCTGAGTACGCTAAGACAACCGCTAAGAAGCGTAAGGATACAAAAGCAGGTAAGCAGCATAGCAAGCAGCCTAAGAAGACTGCAGCTAAGACTAGAAAGTATAGAAAAACGTGAAGGTTTTAACAGTATCTTTATTAATATTAATTATGATTTGGTTAGATAAAAAAGAAAAGGAATATTTAAATGGCAAAACCTAGAAAAGGCAAAGCAAAGGTAAAGGTAACAGCCTCCGGTAAGAAGGTCAGCTACGGGCAGGCGGGTAAAGCTAAAGGCGGTGGTGCTAGAGTTAAGCCGGGAACCTCTAAAGGCGACAGCTACTGTGCAAGAAGTTTAGGCATTAAGAAGAGACTACCTAAGAAGAAGCAGAACGATCCTAATACTCCCAACAACTTATCACGTAAGCGTTGGAAGTGTTCAGGAGCCAAGTCAAGAAAGTAATTACTTAAGTATTTTAATATCTAATCTTTCTGCTTGTATTACTTTAAGGGAGAGGTCTAGTACAAAGTCTGAGTGCTTTTCTATAAGTTCTGTTACCCGCTCTATGTTTTCTTCGGCCAACTCCATTGCGGCAAGTGCTGTTATTATTTCACAGTTGGTACGGAAAACTGTGGTTAGTTTTGATTCAGGTGTAAAAAATAATTCTTCCATTTATAAAGCCCTTAGTTGTTGTTCTAAATAAGCGTGTAAAGTGTCTAATTTATTATGACCTTCTCTGATTAAAGTCCGTATATAGGAACGAGTGTACTCATCCTTAAATACATTATTTATTTCATCTTCGGGTAGACCGCTTAGTTCTGTAACAATCTTACCTTTGCGGTCTATTAGAAGCTTAAAGGATAATAAATTACCTTCCTTCATATCTCACACACCCCTGCAACACATGCCAAGGTTTGTGCACCTTCAGTGTTATCATCTAGCTCTTCTATGTCCCACTCAAAGTCTTTAGGAAGCTCCTTAATTTGTTTCATATAATTTGCTTTGTCTATTTTCTGATACGGTGCTTGCTTATATACATGCTCCGCTTCAGGTAGAAAGCTGATACCGCTAACGCTGTCAAAGTTTTCCCATATCCACTGACATACAGAGTAGAAGTTATCATCATTATAATAGCAAGTCATTGAAGGCTTATGCTCACACCAACTATCTTGATAAACTTTCCACAGCTTTAACTGTTCCATAGCGCCCATGCTTTCAACTGTAACAGCTTTATTAGGAGCTTTCTGCGGGAAGCTAAACACCCAGTTAGAAGCGTTCATTACATCTTCTTCGTGGGGAAAGCCTGCTTCTATCATAGCCGTAGCAAGAGGATCTTTCTTATCAGCTCTTACAGTTCTAATATAATATTCACTGAACCTTGGGTGTATTCCACTAGCACTATCTGTCAATTGAGATACCGTACCAGACGGCTTCACGCACGTTATAGCGGCTGATTGATTGACCCCTAACCTAGATGCCCACTCTTTGTTTGTGTCCACTGCAACGGCTCTGAGGGCTTCTAAGAGCGTTCCTAGGGCTGCTTCACCCGTAGATCCATTAGTCAGCTTGCAGTCCATAATACCTGTCATAGAGACCCCTAACAAAGCCTCTTCTTCTGTATTCCTTTTCCAGATATTACGCAGGTATCTAAAGTCAGTCATTGTTGATTGAAGAGTACCTAGAATTGTAGCTAGTCTTACCTTTTCTTTTAAAGTTTCAGCCGTATCATCATCTCTTACTACAACCTCAGAGAGATTACAGAACTGATAAGGGCGTAGAATGATCTCTGAGCAAGGATTAGTACCAAACTTATGTGTAGCATCGCGTCTCTCGTTACGTGCTGCAACCTTTTGAGCTGCAATACGGCTAAAGATTCCACGCTCTCCAGACTTAGAATCGTATAGTCTCTTCATCTCAGAAGAGTATGTATCAAAGTCAGGCTTCTCAGAGTAGACAGCACTATTATTAGCTAAGGCTCTTTGACCGTTGCCCAAGTACCACTCACCATTCTTAGCGTTAGCCATGCGGTTATCAGTAACGTTACTTAAACTAATAAGGGCTGATCTACGCACACCACCTACAACAACAATGTCTGCAATCTTACATACTAAGTCATGACATTCTAGTGAAGTAAGCTTACGTCCTGCTGCAGCTTTAAACATTTCAACAGCAAAATTAAATAGTTCTGCTAAAGGTTGTGGGCCACTTGCTCTACCGCCAAAGGTCTTTAACCTAGCACCCGCCGGACGTATTCTAGTGAGGTCACACTTGGGAATCTTGCCTGCATAAAGAAGACTTATTAGTTCTCTGAAAGCACTAGCCCATCCAACCTTACTATCTGATACAACAACAGTAGAATCAGTATCGTGAAAGCTGTCAGCTACTTCAGGAAGCTTACTAACGTAGTCACGTTCAACGCTAAAGCCTACACCTGTACCGCACAGAAGGATGTACATTAACTCATCAAAGGAGCGAGGGCTGTCGATAGGAAGGTAAGAGCAGTTGAATCCTGCTACGTTGTCACGGTGTAAGGCTGCTCCTGCTGTCATCATGCAGCGCATAGAAGGCATTACCTTTTGATCTGCTATACCGTTGAAAAGTTCTACTGCTTCTTCGTCGTTGATCTGACCGCGCTCAACAAAGAAAGAAAGATAACGATTGATTGTTTCTCCCCATTCTTCTCTGCGCTTTTCATCATCTATGTAACGTGCGTATCTACTCTTGTGTATGTATTGTTGGTACTGATCCATCTAATAACTCCTTGTCTGCGTCTTGTTTTCTAAGCTCTTCCAAGCGAATGTTTTTAAAGTTCTTGTTATCTTTTGTTACTTTACCTTTTACTTTTCTATTGTACTTGGTTCTTCTTTCAGTCTTTCTATCTACGTAATTGTTATCCATTTTTATTTTCTAAAGTGTTAAGCAACCTCTCTTCATACCAAGCTGCTTTCCTTAGATCCTCCGTTCCGTTCTTGTAAGGATACCTCCAACGATACTTAAGACTATTACCCCGTAACTGCTGTATGCTATCCCAATCAGCAGGCGTAGCATCATCTAGAGCGAGCCATCTCTTAGTCTTTTGTTTCATTCTTGCTCCTCTGGGTAATCAGGATTTATTTCAAGTCTGTGTGTAGCATCAATCCAATCTTTAGGTATATTATACACACTAAACCACCTAAAGTTATTCCTTTCTGCCCACTCAGCATGAGATCTTTTTGTACCATCTTTACGTCTCTTAGCTCCCGGCATGGGGGCAGCGGGATCAGCAAAAAGAAAAACTAACTCGATACTTTTAGGTAGTATTTTTTTAACCCACACATATTTGTTATGTTCTGCATGATCCCAGAACCTACCCTTAGCCTCTAAAAAAATAGTTTTACCTTTTATCTTTTTAATAAAGTCTGGGTGGTATGTATGCTCAACAATATAATCAATAGTATCTGTATGTATTTTCCAATCTTTTAAGATACCTGTGTGTAATTCATACTCCCAATTAGAATCGTAACCTTTAACTAAGTTCTTTTCTTTCGGCCTTTTAACACGGCGCTTGCGTAATCCCGATTTTATTTTCACAATTTTCCAACGTCCTCCAATGTTAGATGTTCTATTTCATTAAGCTTTTTAAGTTTCCTCTTAATGTCTCTGTGCGACAATGGCAAAGAAGTAGCTGTTCCTTTACCGTTGTATACTAAAAAATTAGCACTAGGCTTTTTTATCTTTGAGGCTTCTTCTTCAGGCACTAAAGTTTTAAGCCACTCTATAGCTAACTCTTTTGCTTTCTTATTTATTCTTTTAGCTTTCCTACCATTCATAAACTTCATCCACTTTAGGTTCGTTCTTAACCTCTGTAAAATATGTTAAGCCTTTAGCATATCGGAAAGCTCTTAGACCTTTGCCATTATTAGAATCTTTAAAGCATTCTTTTTTATAGGGGCAATACATACAGTTCTTAGCTATACGCATGTTACCTGCTTTACCTTCAGGTATAGGAGAGTAACACAAATCAGGAGGTGTATCTAGATCTAATTTCTTTTTTAACTCTCTGATGTGGTTTTTAACATTAGGCTTATCTAACTCATCTGGCTGATGAAGGCATAACTCACCTGTCTCTTTGTTAATAACAAGAAATCCTGCGTCAGTAGATTGTTCTGCCTCCTCGTAAGCAGACAACTGGGCAATGTAGCCGAAAGGATCATCTTCTCTAAGCAAACCCTTTTTAAATTTACTAAAGGAAAAGTTAGAAGCCGACTTAACATCAACAACTGTACCATCTATTTTACAATCCATGTGGCCTTTGATGCCTTCAATATCAATTTCTTTCTGTTCGTCTGTTACTTTGTGGCCTGACATCCTAACTAAAAATAAAATAACTTCTTCTAGTAAGTGACCATACAAGAACTTAACAAATAGAGAAGGCTCTAGTCTTCTGTTTTCCGCTTCAGTTTGTTTGTCAAACCAAAGCCTGCGAGCAGGTCTTCCTATGTTGGACATTCTTAAATAGAATTTATTGTCCCTGACTTTAGGCTGTGACCACTCCTTAATAACTTGAGTCATTGCCAAACCAAAGTTCTGTAATGTTTCTTCAGGGATATCTAAGGGCCCATCATTTAATTTATCTAGCTCTTTATAAATATCTTCTACTACATTCATTTGCGATGCCTCACAAATCTACACTTACGTGTGACTGAGTTATAATGAAGATATTGAACACCTAACTTTTTTTGAAGAGGTGTCTTTGCAGCAAGCCTACCATCTTTATAAGACTTAACATCTATAAGAGTGACCTTGCCTTCAGGGTCTAGAGCTACTATATCTATAGGCCCTGTACACCCACAGTTTTTAAAGACATGATATCCATTATCCCACAACCATGTAATAGCATAATGTTCTGCCATGTCTCCTAACCTGTTGGGTTCGTGCTTACTGTCTGTTATTTTAATTGGTTTCATATTAGTGTGTTTCACTCCAGTTATTCCCTACTTTATATTCGCCATCAAGGGGGCAGTTAAGGTTAAGAACTTTACCAGCTTCAATGATTGCTTCTACTCCAAGCCTACCAACTTCATCTGCTTGATCTTGTTTTACTTCTATCTGCCATTCATCATGGACGTTAGCCACAAACCTCGCATCTAAATGAGATATCTTTTTATTTAAAATAACAAGAGCCTGCTTCATGACTATAGACCCTGCTCCCTGCAGTAAGGTATTAAGTGCACTATGTTCTGATCTAATATACAGCTTCCTACCATCTAATGCTTTGAGGTGGCCCTTTGCTGAAGCTCTTGCAACTCTATCTTTAAGAGCCTTGAATGATGGGAGATTACTAATAAATGATTTTCTAAGGTTCCTTCCAATACGCTTACCTCCTCCAGCCACTGTTCCAAGTTTAGCATCTCCTGCTCCGTATAAGAGTGCATAGATGAAAGTCTTAGCCTGATTTCGTGATTCAAGTCCTGCAAGTTTTTGATTAGTGGTGTGTATGTCTCCATTAAGGATTTCATTTGTGTACTCCTCATCTTTCATATAGTGAGCAAGCATACGCAACTCAAGACCACTAGCGTCAATGCCTACAAGTTTGTAGCCTTCAGGTACAATCCAACAAGCTCTACATTCTTTACCGTAACTGGAACTTAAGCTAGGTATCTGAGCCATGTTAGGATTTCTATGTGTCATTCTCCCTGTGATAGTACCGTTATGATTTACAAAGCCATGCACCCTATCAGTACTCTCATTCAGTTCTTTAAACCAAGAGTTAATCTGAGCAACTCTTTTTTGTAGCATTAGATACTCAGCTATAACTTTTGCTTCGGGTATATCTTTAATCTCAGATAAGATCTTTTCATCTACCTTAGCTTGTCCTGTAGGTGTATGTTCAAGAGGCTCCCATCCAAACTCTTTAAGATACTCTCCAATCTGTTGCCGTGATCCGGGATTAAACTCCTGTGTGTAGACACGCTCTACATATTTAGACTGTTCTATTTTTAAATACTCTTCGTCAGTAAGTCTTGTGTTCTTACCAAAGTTATCTACTCCTGTTTTTAATAACTTACCTTTAGGACTGTACCTTTTAAATATCTTTCTTATTTCTTTTCTAGGCTTAAACACTTCCTGTATTGTAGAAGTTATCTCTGATACTCTAGAGTTTAAAAGAGCTAGAAGTTTACTAGCCTCTTCTGTATCAAATAGAAAGCCATGTGTTCTTTGATCATTTAGTATCCTACTTGTTTCATGCTCAAGTAAAACACTCTGACCTGAGAATCCACGCGATTCTATTTTAAGTGCTTCATATACCTGATAGTTAAGATAGACATCTTGCTCACAGTACTTAAGCATTTCTTCAGAGTATCTACTGTATTCTTCAAACTCAATCTTAGGTGATCCTAAAGCATAGCCCCATCGTTCAAGCCCGTGGTTACCTTCACGGACAGGATTGAACAAACGTGAGAGAACTAAGGTGTCTACTATTTTTTTAGAAGATAAGTCTATACCAGTAAGGTTATTTATTACAGGTATATCAAAGCCAATAATGTTGTGACCTATTAACTTATCAGCTTGTTTAAGTATAGACAAGCCTTCTTCTAATTCAGTAGGGCCATAAGACATTTGAGTTTTTGTATCTACATCTAGTACTGAAAGACACCATATTTTACTGGGATCAAGACCATCTGTTTCAATATCAAAAACTAAGTTCATAGTTCTAGCTCCTCTGTGTCTTCATCTGCAAATATTTCTTTAAGTCTACCACTATCTCTATCATAAAGCAAGTGACTTGCCATACCTACATCTCCTGTATATCTAGATTTAAGTACTCTTAGATGGGTGGTGTTAGCTTCTTGAGGATCTTCAGACTGTTGATTTCGTTCTAAACCTATCACACAATCTGATATCTGGGCGATGCTTGCAGAGCCTCTAAGGTGGGAAAGACCCACGGTCATGCCCTGCTCATGGCCTTTGTTACCTTCGATCCTACGTAAGTGAGATACTAAAATCATACCTACGTTTGTTTCGTTAACAAGTCTACTGAGGGAACCCATGATGTTATCAATGGTAGTTCTTTCGTCGCCAAAGGCAGCACTCATGACAAGCATATGAAGATGATCTACAACAATCCATTTACAGTTACACCCTATAATCATGTAACGTATCTTAGACATAATATCATCAAAGTCAGTAGCTCCATAGTGGGCATGTATCCAAAGTCTGTCTTGGTTACTACCAGTGAATACTTTATTTACAAGCTCACTATACTTATCATCACCATACTCTTCTCTAATCTGTTCTATATAAAGTTTTTCATTAGCTTCAATAGATAAGATACCGTCAGCAGTACGCTGCCAGTTTTCCTCAAGAGCAATTACACCTACATTATCTTCAGTCTCATTGAGCAGCCAGTGTTCTAACTCTCTTGTAATACTAGACTTACCTAAGCCCGTACCGCCTGTCAATGTAACTAGCTCTCCTCTACGCATGCCATAAAGCTTATCGTTAAGTCCCATCCAAGGGTAGGGGATAGACTCTACTTTTTCTCTGGTAATTAATTTTTCTAGGTTATCAGTAAGGTTAAGAACACCCGAAGGGGTGTAGATACTAGAGGCCCACCAAGCATCTACAAATCCTTGATGTCTTCCCTGACGCAGCATGTCATTAGGATCTTTGTAATCTTCAGGTAGCGTACAAATCTTAGCCTTACCGGGAGTTAAAATCTTAGCAACTTTACGTGCTGCTTCTTTGCCAACTTTATCGTTATCAAAAATAATAACGACAGTCTCAAACTTTTCTAAGTACTCTATGCTTTTCTTAACGTCATTAACAGCACCGCCTGCGCCATTCTTAACGGATACTACAGGCCATTTAGAACCTAGCAGTTCGTAAGCAGCCATAGCATCGCACTCACCTTCAGTTAAAGTGACGTACTTACCACCCTTGTTAAATGCCTGTTGTCCAAACAAACCTGATTCTTTTTCCTGACCTTTCCATGAAAATACTTTATTAGGTTCTCTTACTTTGTAGCCGCTGATTTCGTTAGCGTTGTAGTAGGGGTAAAAGTGTTTTACTATATTACCTTGGCTGTCAGTGATAGCTTTAACACCATACTTTTTAGCTGTTGCTAAGGTAATGTTTCTGTCTTTAAGAGCTACGTATTCTCCATCACTGTTGTTCATTGTATTGTTCTTGTAAGTTTTAAAGTCACTCACTGTTTCACCTTTCATAGCTTTATCATAGTCTCTAAAATAAGTTTCACAACTAAAACATTTAGCTGATCCGTTGTCGTTTACTTGAACGGGGTCGCTACCACCGCACTTAGGGCAAGGCTTTCTGAAGGCAACAAATGTCATATAATTTCCTCGTGATAAAAAGAAAGGGGGCTATTAACCCCCTCGTTGTTATTCTACTTCTTGTACCTCCTCTTCTTCTATCAT